AGTCGAAGAGATCGCCGGGAGGAGCGCAGCTCTCCGCGGAGCGGAGCAAGCCAGCGACACGCACTAGAAGCAAAATTTTGATTGTGAGGAAAACAGAAAAATGAGTATCGCAAAAGCTCTCGAGCTCCGCAAACAGCGGGCCAAACTCGTTACAGACGCACAAGCACTCATCGCGAAAGAGGGAGTTAGCGCAGAGGACCGCACTAACTTCGACAAAATGATGGCCGACGCCGACTTGCTCAAAGCCGACATCGATCGCAACGAACGGAGCGCAGCTCTCGCGGCGGAGCTCACCACGACCGCGGCGCAAGTTCGCGCCGAGGATCCGATCGTCGGCGCCGAAGAAGACGCCAAAAAAGTCAAAGCGGCCATCGTCGAATACCGCACGGCAGTACGACGCGCGAAAGGTCCCGATCCTCTCGCGCTGATGAAGCCGGAAAATCGCTCGATCGCCGAAGGGCTGCAGGGCCGTTTCTTCGACGCGATGAAAGAGTATCTCCGCACCAAGGACGCGCATAACCTCTCGGCCGAAACGCGCGCGGTCCTCAGCGGGCAGCTCCCCGAATTCCGCGACATGGGAGTCGGTACGGGCGCGCTCGGCGGATACCTCGTCCCGCAAGGCTTCGTCTACGACGTCGAAAACGCGATGAAGTACTTCGGCGACATGCTCGGTACGTCGACGATCATGGACACCGCAACCGGCAACCTCATGCCCTACCCGACCGACAACGACACGTCCAACAAGGGCGAGCTCGTCGGAGAAGGGGTGCAAGTCAGCGATCAGGACGTAGCCATCGGGCAGATCACTTTCAACGCCTGGAAGTTCTCGACCAAGATGGTCAAGCTCTCGATCGAATTGCTGCAGGACTCGGCTTTCGACCTCGAGACTTTCCTCAAGAACAAATTTGCCGAGCGGCTCGGTCGTGCTCTGAATACTTACTTCACGACCGGGACCGGCACGTCGCAACCGATGGGAGTTTTGACCGCGGCGACCGCGGGAGTCGTCGCCCTTGGATCTTCGGCTAACACCGGCGGAGCCGAAACCGGCGGAAGCTCGGTCGGCACCAAGGACTTCACGGCGCTCGAGCACTCCGTCGACAAGGCCTACCGTCAAGGCGCCATCTACGTGATGCACGACACGACGGAGCAGGCGGTCAAGGAAGTTCTCGACAAGTACGGCCGTCCGATATGGCAGGCCGGGCTCGCCGTCAACGCTCCGGACACGATCAACGGGTATCCGCTCAGCATTAACAACGACATGCCCGTTATCGCGCTGAACGCGCAGACCATCCTCTTCGGCCAACTCAAAAAGTACACCATCCGTCGCGTGAAAGAGCTTGCGATCGTCAAGCTCTCGGAACGCTACGCGGATTACGGGCAGGTCGCCTTCCTCGGGTTCGCTCGTTACGACGGGCAGCTCATGGATGCGGGGACGCACCCGGTCAAGTACCTGGCGCAAGCCGCGGCGTAATTGGCTTGGGCAGGGTAATAGGGAGCGGCGATCCCCTAGATCGCCGCTCTCGCATTCTCAAATTTTCGGGAGGTTCGGACAATGCCAGGACTGGTTTCGATCATGCTTCGAGGTTCCAAGAAAATTATTAAAGTCGTCCCCATGGTCGCGCGCGCGCGCGTCGCCGGCGGAACGGCCGACTATGTGAACGATGCGACCGGCGAAATTATCGATCCGAAAACGGCCGCAGGTGAAACGAATACGGCCGCGATCGAGACGGAACCGGCCAAACCGGAGACGGCCGCGCTCGCGCCAGGCGGCGAGACGGCGACCAGCTCCGCGCAGAATCCGCCGAAAAAGTCCAAGCACGGAAGGTAACCGAAGATGACGGCAAGCCTACAAGTCGAGATCGCGCCGGCACTCGAGCCGGTATCGCTCACGCTCACGAAGAAGCATCTCCGCGTCACGACTTGCGAGGACGATGATCTTATCGGCGTTTACATCATGGCCGCGCGCGAGCTCGCCGAGGTCTATACGAGCCGATCGTTCATCACCAAGGGCTACCGCCAGGACTTCGACTCGTTTCCGTACTTTATCGACGCGGCGCAAACGACGCAGGCCTATCCGCCGAGCTATGCCTCGCTTCCACGCTACGCGACGACGCAATGGAATTACTCGCAGATGATCAAGCTCTACGTCTCGCCGCTTATCGCCGTCTCCAGGATCGAGTACCTCACGCCGGCGGGCGAATGGCTCGAGCTCTTGCCGGCGCTTTTCCCCTGGTTCCCGGAGGAGGAGTACGTCGTCGGCGACCAGATCCAGGATGTGAACGGCAACACGCAAACGGTGACGGCGGCGACGCCGGACTCCGAGGACGGAACGAGCTCGAGCGGGACGTCGACTCCGGCCTGGTCGGCGACCGAAGGGCAGACGACGCAGGACGACGCTCTCGTCTGGACTTGCGGACCTCCGGCGCCGGCGGGCGACTTCCTGGTCGACGCCGACTCCGAGCCTCCGCGGCTGTTTCCTAACCCGGGTCAAACCTGGCCGGCCGTTCAATACGCACCGCACGCCGTCCGCATTCACTTTACCGCCGGCTACGGGAACACGCCGGCGTCGCCGATCCCCGGGACCGTCAAGGTCGCGGTCCTGATGTCCGTCGCCAATTTTTACGAGAATCGCGAGAACGTCACGGCCGCGGACATGAAGGTTATTCCGAATCACTTCGAGGATCTGCTCTGGTCGATCCGCGTGATCGATCTCGCGCCGACGCCAGGCTAGCGGACATTGCTGCTCGGAATTTTACGGGCCGCGAAAAATTTAACAGACGTCAACTTTCGAACGAGGAGAAACAAAATGCCCTTTACCCTAATCGCACCGCAGACACCGAAAGGACCGTACATCGCAGCTCCGGCGGCGCTCGCACTCGCGATCACGCTCGCGGCCATGGATGCCGCGAACGGCAACGAGTTCGCGCTTACCGGTCACGAGGTTTTGATTATTCAAAACCCGGACACCGCGGCGCACACCATCACGCTCAACTCGAGCCCGGATTCTCGCGATCGCTCGCAGGACATCACGGCCTACAACATTCCGGCCGGCGGCTTTATGGCCTTCTCGTATCTCTCGGGCACCGAGGGATGGGAGCAGACCGACGGGACCGCGCACGTCACGCCGTCGAGCGCGCTACTGCTCGCGGCCGTGCTCTACGTCCAGAGGTAACCAGAGGGGAAATGCAGGCGCCTCCGAATATGAGAATTCCGGCGGGAAGACTCCGGCACCGAATCAAGGTGATGGATCTAACCCTGCGGCAAGACTCGTCCGGAGGCGTCGATCCCTCGCTTGCGACGCTGTTCCTTGAGACATGGGCCGCGGTCGACACGCTCACCGGCCGGCAACTCTATGCCGCGCAGCAAGAGGTGAGCGAAGTCACGCACAAGATTACGATGCGCTGGGCTCCGGGGATCCGCTCGCGCCAGGTTATTTTTTTCGACGATCGCTATTTCGACATTCAGGCCGTACAGGATCCGGACGGCAAAAGAAAAATGCTCGAGCTCCTGTGCATCGAGAGAAACGACTCGCGGAACATTCAAGGCGGAGGGGCCGAGTAAATGCCCGACGGAGTCTCAGTCACGGTCAAGGGCGCGGCCGAGCTCGAGGACGCGCTCGCGCGCCTGCCGCTTATCGCCGCGAAAGCGATCGTCAAGGTCGCGCTCGTCGCGGCCGGGAAGATATTTCTCGACGAAATGAAGGCGCGCGTCCGTCGCGGCTTCCACGTCTTCAAAAGTGGCCAGGGGAAATACAAAGGCCAGCGGCTCAAGGGCCGCACGCGCGAGTACGGCGTCCTCTCGCGGGCCATGGGGGAGACGGTCGTCGTCGCCTCTGACGGCCTGGGCGGGATCGTCAAAGTGGGGCCGCGCAAAAAAGCATTCTGGGCCTTGTTCCTGGAATTCGGGACCGCCAGGTCGCCGGCTTTCCCGTTTATTCGGCCGGCTTTCGAAACGAAAAAGCAGGCCGTGCTCGAAAAGTTTATCGACACCTGCAGGGAAGAGCTCAACAAGGCGGGACTCAAAGTCCAATGATAAGCGACGGACTCTACTCGAAAGCGGCCGCGGGCCCGGGGATCCTGGCGATCCTCGGCTCGCCGGCGACGCGCAGCGATAAAAGTACGGGAATTTTCGCGACGCTTGCGCCTCCCGGCGCGATCGGTCCGTATACCGTCCTGTCCGACGTCGGCGGATCCGGGACGCCGTCGCTCGCCGGCGCGAACAGTTTCGGATCCGCGCGCTGGCAATTTTCCTGCTATGCGGCGACCTACAAGGCGGCGAAGCAGCTCGCGCGCGCGGTCCGCATGGAGTTCGAAGGATGGCAGGGAACGCTCGCCGACGGCACCGAGGTCGATTCCATGGTCTATCTCGGCGAGCTCGACAGCTTCGAAGACGCACCGGCTTTGTTTCATGTTCCGCTCGATCTCGAGATCTGGTTTCGAGACGTCGGAGCGTAAAAGAGTTTTCACGGCGGCGGCGCCAAATTAGGGAGATCAACTTATGACTTACACAGGATCGAAGGCCTTTGCAGGACAGGGAGCGCAGTTACAGCTCGCTGGCACGACCGTCGCCGAGATCACCAAGATCCAGAGGTCCGGATCGAAGATGGACATCGTCGACGTAACCAACATGGATTCGATCGGCGCGTACCGCGAGAAGCTCCCGACCTTGCTCGACGCCGGGGACATCTCGTTCGACGCGCTGTACATCCCCGGCGATCCGACACAGCAAGCTCTGCAGGGGCAGTTCGACAATCGCACGCTCTCGGCCTGGTCGATCGTACTGCCGAATACTCTCGGGACGTGGACGTTCAACGCCTATCTCACGACATGCGACTTCGACCTCTCGGTCGACAAGGCCTCGACTCTCTCCGGAAAGCTCGCGATTACCGGGAAGCCGGTCTTCACGCCGGGAGTGTAATCCAGATTTTGCACGACGGAGACGGGCCTAGGCCTGCTCCGAAATTCTCTCGAGGAGCAACAGAAAATGACTCAGACCATCAATTCCAATGCGGTAGTCCCGGCGACGTCGCCGGATAACGACTCCGCAATCGGCATAGCTCTTAACGCGAAATCGCAGACCGAGATCGACACGGCGGCCGGCGCGATCGCCATCAAGTCCGGGACCGTCATGCTCACCGGCGCAGTCGCGCAAGCCATGACGCTCGCCGCTCCGATCGCGGGGACGGACGACTTCAAAACGGTAAGAATCTATTCGAACGGCGCTTATGCGCACACGGTCACGACGCCGGCGCTCGGATTAAACGGCGTGCATCACATCGCGACCTTTGCCGCGGCCGGCGATCACATCGAGCTCACGGCCTACCAGGGAACATGGCTGGTCGGCGAAAACAGCACGACGAT